TTTATGATGGAGTTAGATCCTATTTATTGTCAAGTAATCATAGATAGATTTATAAAGTTAAAAGGTCATGAAGAAGTATATAAGGTAAACCAAGATGGAACAAAAACTAAATTTAAAGAATTACAAATCAAGCGAAAATGAAAGGCTCAGAAAATCAAAAGAATTTAAATTATGGAGAGAAGCAGTTTTTTTAAGAGATAATTTCACATGCCAAAGATGTGGTAATAAAGAAGATTTACATCCACACCATTTGAAGTCATTTGCAAAATATCCTGATTTAAGATTTGAGATAAATAATGGTCAAACATTATGTTCAAAATGCCACGGAAAAATTCATGGTCTAAAATATAATAAATTAGGAAGATATTTGACTTGTGAGATATGCCATAAAAAATTCAGGCCTAAAGGAGGACATTTAAAACAAAGAACTTGTTCAAAAGATTGTGGTTATAAGTTAAGAACAAAGAATGGTAGTAAAAAGAAAGGAAAAAAATACCCTCATCTTCAGAGATCGGAAATAAAAATTTGTCCAATATGCAAGAATAAATTTAGGGCTAAAAATGATACTTACAAAAGAAAACAGAAGTATTGTTCCAGAAATTGTTGGAATAATAGAAAAATTGACTAAAAAAGGTGCAATAAAGGCCTAATTAAAACAAAATAAAATACAAATTACACATAAAATTGAACAAACTGAACAAAAATGGCAAAACTAAATCAAAAAACATTCAAGGAAGCATTAATAGATTCTGGTGGAAACCAATCAATAATAGCAAGAAAGCTTGATAAAGTAAGATCTACCATAACTATGTATTTGAATAAACATCCAAAGATGAGAAAATTATTAGAAGCAGAGGCAGAGAGAGTAATCGATGTTGCAGAGAATATTGTAGATAAAGAAATAGTAACAAATAAAGATTTAGATACTGCCAAATGGAAATTAACAAATTCTAAAAGAGGAAAGGCCAGAGGATATGGTCCTAAACAAGAATTGGAACATTTTGGAGAAGGGAATATAATCTTTCAAGAAGTTATAAAATCAAATAAAGAGATTAAGGAGTTGAAGAATGCTAAGGCAAATAGTTCTGAGCGAAAAGCAACATGAAATCCTTAAAGTTCTAGATGATGAGAAACATACAGAAGTCTTTATGGGTGGTGCTGCAGGGGGATCTAAATCTTTTACAGGATGTTACTGGCAAATAAAAAGAAGGTTAAGATATGCTGGGTCTAGAGGATTTATTGCAAGGGCCAGATTAAAGAGTTTAAAAGAGTCTACGTTACTTACATTTTTTGAAGTTTGCAAGATGTTGGGCCTAAAGCAAAATGTAGATTTTAATTATAATGCAATTACTGGTTTAATCAAATTTAATAATGGAAGTGAAGAATATCTTAGAGATTTGTTTTTTTATCCAAGTGATCCAGAGTTTGTAAGTTTAGGAAGCACAGAATACACAGACGGTTTTATTGACGAAATGGCAGAGATAGGCGAACAAGCATATCAAATTATTAGATCAAGAATGAGATTCAAATTAGATGAGTTTGGATTAATCCCTAAGATAGCCATGGGGTCTAATCCTTGTAAGACATTTATTTATAAAGATTTTTATAAGAGGTGGGTAGACAATGAACTAGAATCTTGGAAAGCATACATAAGAGCAGATGTTTATGATAATCCTTTTATGACAGAAAAATATATTGAGAATCTTAAAAAGTTAGATCCAATCAATAAAGCAAGACTTTTAGAAGGAAATTGGGAATATGATGATGATCCTACAAAGTTATTTGAATATGCTGCAATCTTAGATTTATTTACAAATGAGGCAGAAAGGGGAAATAAATATTGCATAGTGGACGTCGCTGGAAGAGGAAGAGACAGAACCATGTTAATGAATTGGGATGGACTTTTTATAACAAAAGTAATAAACATGGACAATATATCCTCAAAAGAATTAGATGAACATCTTGTAAAATATAAGATTCCTAGAAGCAAATGCGCAATTGATGAGGATGGAGTTGGTTTTGGATTAGTAAAAGATATGCCAGGAGTAAAAGGTTTTGTAAATAATGCAAGGCCAATAATGAAAAAGAAAGAAATAGAAGAAGACAAAGTTCTGCATAATTATGCAAACCTTAAAGCGCAATGTTGGTTTGAATTAGCAAATTATGTAAATTCAGGTTTAATTGGAATTTATAGAGAAATAGACGTGCGAGATAAAAAATTAATTATTGAGGACTTAGAGCAAATAAAACAAAAAGACCCTGGCAAGGATCAACCACTTCGAATATTAACTAAGGATGAAATTAAAGAGAATATAGGTAGATCTACTGATATAGGTGATGCAATGATGATGAGGATGTATTTTCAAATAAATCCAAACGAATCAGCATGGGCGTTTGCTTAACAAATTAGACAAAAACATTTATAAAATTAGAACAACTTAAATAAGCATCATCACATTATGTTAGAGTCACTCTGCCTCGAAAGAGGCAGTCATGTTCATGGCAAGAAATTTTAAGAACTTTTTTGGACTCTTAGGAGCGAAAGAAAATCCAAAACCTTCTGTAGTAACTGCGTTTGAAGAAACACGTGAAGGTCAGCCTAAGGCTTATATCCCGAATTTCTTTTACAAGCCGCCATTTGGATATCCTAGATACAAAGATCTACTTTATTATAGAAAACTTGCTGCATCGATTTATGTTGATATGTGTGAGACTGCAATCATCGACGAGGTTTGCGCAGTGCCTTGGGATATAGTAGCAGAGGATAAATCTGGAAATGAAGTTCTAGGTAAGGAAAAAGAAGTAGAGATAGTACAAAGTTTTTTTGAGAATCCAAATACAAATCCAGAGAGTTGGGAGATGATAGTGAGAATGATGTTGCCTGATTTGTTGGAGATTAATTCTGGAATAATGGTTAAAACTTTTAATGCTTTTGGAGAGATGGTAGAGATAGTTGCAAGAGATGGAATCGCTTTTACAAAGAATCCAGATATATATGGAATGTACACTAACCGGGCAGATTTGATTTTAATAAAAAAGATAGTAGATCCACAGGGAGAGAATATGCCAGATCAAAACTTTCCTTTATTAACAGGATTTGTAACACCAGATCAAGCAAGAGAAGAAGGTGCTTATTTTCAATATGGATTTAATACAGGCGCAAGACCTGTTCCATTTGGAAAAAGAGAAATAGTTTGGTTTGAGAAAAAAGTAAGGACAGACGACTTATATGGAAGAAGTGCAATGGAAGTCCTTGCAAAGACAGTTCAAACTCTTATTTATGCAGTAGAACATAATCTTGAATATTTTTCTGATAATTCTATTCCTCAGGGAGTGCTTGGCCTTGATGGAATGAACACACAAGATATTAAAGCATTTGGAACACAATGGATAGAATCACAAAGGAAAAAAGATGATCTTGGAAACTGGAAGAAAGTATTCCATAAATTGGCTATGGTTAATAAGATGCCAAAGTTCGAAAGATTAGGGTATACAAATGCAGAGTTAGAATTAATTGAGTCTCAAAAGTGGTGGTCTAAAATGGTATGGGCTTGCTTTGGAATGACTGCAACAGAGCTGGGATTTGTAGAAGATGCAAAAGGGTCAGCAAATCAAATTGTCCAAAGTTCAATTGCAAAGAAAAGAATTATTTATCCAATTTTAAGATTGATAGAATATTATGTAAACACACAGATTATTCCTGAGTTTGGATTTGAGGGAATTAAATATAAGTACAAAGTATTCGATGTCGACGATGAAACAAAGAAATGGAGCCTTTACAAATTAAGAACAGAAGCAGGCCTGAAAACAATTAATGAGGAAAGAAATACTGAAGGGTTAGATCCTGTAGATTGGGGAGATCAAGCACCTAACCAATGGAGTTCAAATCAAGGGGATAATTATTTTATGGGGGATCCACGTCAACAAGAAGCAGACCAAATTAATAGTGATAATCAAAATGAAAGAGATCAAATGGTTGGAAAACCAAAACCAGGAGATAAACCTACAGAGAAAAAAGAAGAAAAAGGGGGCCCTGGAAGTGGACCAAGACGTGGACAAGGAAGTCCTGATCCTAAAAGAATGAGATTAGAAGCAGAAACTTACACTGCTCAAGAAATTATGCAGTATGGTATTTTAAGAGAAAGAGGATTATCTCGTGAAGAAGCTCATGAAAAAATAATGTCTGCTAGAAAAAAAGCATTTGATCGTGAATGTGTAAAATGTGGGCACAAATTAACAACTGAAGAACAGTGTAAAGATATTAAATGCTCTAAGTGTGGAGGAGCTATGAGAAGAATAGAAAGACCAGGAGTTGGGGCAGAAAACAAGGCATTAGGAACTGGAGACTTGACTTTGCAACCAGGAGAG